CCGCTGGTCTCTGGTGGCACCAACTCCAACCGTCCGACCACTGGCGCTGACTTGAATGAGACTTCCTTGGAAGCCGCTGTCATTCAGATCGCTGGCTGGACTGATGAGCGTGGTCTGCTGATCGCTGCCAAACCGCGTAAGCTGATTGTTCCGCCGAGCCTGATGTTCGTTGCTACCCGCATCCTCGAAACTGAGCTGCGCCCGGCCACCGCCGACAACGACCTCAACGCGCTGCGTACCAACGGTTCCATCCCGGAAGGCTACACTGTCAACCACTGGCTGACTGACAGCAACGCTTGGTTCATCAAAACTGACGTCCCGAATGGTCTGAAGCACTTCGTCCGCACCCCGCTTAGCACTGGTATGGATGGCGACTTCGACACCGGTAACGTGCGTTACAAGAGCCGTGAGCGTTACAGCTTTGGCGTAAGTGACGCACTGGGCGTGTTCGGAAGCCCCGGCGCGTCCTAAGTAGTTAATTTAGCTACACAAAAACCCCGCTTCGGCGGGGTTTTTTATTGCGCCACGAAGCGACCTCGGTTGGGTGTGGGTGCGCAAATAACAGTTGTACGACGCCTCAGAATGATGTATAAAGCATTTAGTCCGGGAACCATTTTATAGCCCAGCAGACCGACCCGGCGGACAATGCACAGACTGGTGGGCGACTCGTGCATGAGGAGCTTTCAATGGCTACCACGACTTTTTCCGGTCCGGTTGTATCTACTAATGGTTTTTCTGGCGACGTAACGGGTGGTGTTACCGGCAACGTCGTTGGTTCTATCAAACTCCCGACTTACACTGTAGCGGGTGCCCCTGCGGCTACCGGCCTTGCTGGCACGCTTATCTACGTCTCTGACGGCGCAGGCGGCAGCCCGATCATTGCTTTCTCTGACGGCACCAACTGGAAACGTAGCGATACGGGCGCGACGATCTCCGCTTAATTAGGAGGCTGCCATGACGTTCAAATTCGTTCCTGCGAGCGAAGAAGAGATCGCTCAGCGTGTGGGGGCCGAGTCCCCCACCCAAGAAACCGTGCGAGTCCGTGCTCGTGGCAAGAAAGGTCAGTTCCTACAAGACGACCCCGATACGCCCGAGAACGAAGCATGGGTTGAAAAACCCGTAAAGGAGTAACTCATGGGCATGCAATACGACGTCAAATCGGGATTTAAGACCGCCGATGGAGCTGTAGCAGCGTACCGAACGCGCATCAAAGGCGTGTTTTACGCAGTAACCACTGCGGGTGGCGACATTATTTTTTACGACAACGCCGGTGCCGCTACGGGCACTGCGGTACTCACACTCCCGTGTGACGTCGCGGGTCAGCACAACGTGTACATTCCCGGCGAAGGTATCCTGTGCGAGAACGGCATCTACGTCGATGTTAACGGCGCGTCGGGCGTCACTGTATTCTACGGATGAAGGATGCAGCAGGAGATTGATAATCGTAGGCAGGATGAAGAAAATCAGAAAGCCTACGAAGATTACATCAAGAACAAACGCCTTGGTAGATGGTCCGAAGGAGAAAAAGTCATGAAACACGAAGATGCCAAATCAGATAAGCCGATGGTTAAAAACGCCGTGCACAAACACGAAAAGTCTATGCACCCCGGCAAGCCCCTGACCAAACTTGCCAAAGGCGGTAAAGTCTGCGGCAGTAGCAAGATGGCTGCGGGTGGTCAAGTCTGCCGTGGCGGTGGCGCTGCGACTCGCGGGATCAAGTTCCAAGGGGTTAAATGATGGCCCGCAAACGCGCTGCACCGCTCCCCAGACGTGACCTGTCGCCGATGAACGAGAAAGCAGTACGGGATACCGACAGTCTTAAGCCGTTCCGAGCTGACAAACCCCTGCGATATAAAGGCGGTGGGTGTGTTAAAAAGGGCATCAAAAAGTGTAAGGTGTGCTGATGTCTACCAAAATATCGCCAAAGGTAAAATGAGTGCCGCTTTTTGGGCGGACCGCGAAAAATGGTGACCTATGGAAATGATGCTCTGGAACGCGGGTCTCTCAATCGTTGTGGCCATTATGGGCGCACTGGTTAAAGGCAAGTTTGACGAACTGAACCGGTTGGGCATCTTGCTCAACAAAACTCGTGAGGAGGTCGCTCGTGATCACATCACTCGCGCAGAAGTTAGGGCGGATTTGGACAAAATCCGTGAGCATTTTGACAACGGCTTTCGCCGCCTTGAAGCGAAAATTGACAAGCTAGCGGAAAAGTAAGATGACGACATCTGGGACGACCGCGTTTAATTTGGATTTCGCCGAGATTGCGGAAGAAGCCTTTGAGCGTTGCGGCGCTGAGCTTCGTTCGGGTTATGACCTCCGCACTGCGCGGCGTAGCCTGAACCTGCTTTTGCTGGAGTGGGCGAATCGCGGGTTGAACATGTGGACGGTGGAGCAAGGTGTCGAAGTTTTGACGCCGGGCACGGCCACTTACGAAATGCCTGCCGATACGGTTGATCTCATTGAGCACGTCATCCGCACGGGTACTGGAAATACACAGGCGGATTTGTCTATCAGCCGTATCAGTGTCTCGACCTACGCGACGATCCCGACTAAAACCGCGCAAGGGCGTCCTATTCAGCTTTATATTGATCGAGCGCGGACGAACCCCTCGGTAACGGTCTGGCCGGTGCCAGATAGCTCTCAGCAGTACACGTTGGTGTACTGGCGGCTGCGTCGGATGGAGGACGCTGGGACGGGCGTTACCACACAGGATATACCGTTCAGGTTTTTGCCGGTGCTGGTGTCAGGGTTAGCGTATTATCTGTCGCTGAAGTTGCCGGAAGGGATGCCGCGCACGCAGTTGTTGAAAGCTGAGTACGAAGAGCAGTGGTTACAGGCATCGACGGAAGACCGTGAGAAAGCACCGGTCAGGTTCGTGCCGAGGATGTTTCGGTAATGGGTAATCGGTTCGCGCAAGGGAAGAAGGCATTTGGATTCTGCGATGTGTGCGGACAGCGGTACGATTTGAAACGGCTGAAGCCGCTGACGATCAAGACTAAAGTCACGAACATCCTCGCGTGTCCTGAGTGCTGGAACCCTGATCATCCGCAGTTGAAGTTGGGTATGTATCCGGTGGACGACCCGCAGGCGCTGCGTAACCCGCGCCCAGATGTAGGGGTAGTGGCTAGTAGAGATACGCAGTGGGGGTGGAACCCCGTAGGTGGGTCGAGAGCGTATGATGACGACTTGACCCCAAACGCGTTGGTTATTGACGGATACGTTGGGAATGTTACGGTGGTGACGACATGACATATATCGAGCTGCGGCAAGCGATCATCGACTACATCGAAGCGGGCGACCCGTCGTTCCTTGACAACATCCCGAACTTCGTTAAGTCCGTCGAGCAGAAAGTCTATAACATCGTTCAATTGCCGGCGTTGCGTAAAAACGTAACCGGCTCATTGTCGTCAGGGAACAAATACCTGTCGCTCCCATCGGATTGGCTGTCTACCTATTCCTTGGCTATTGTCAAGGCCGATGGCGCGTACGAGTATCTGCTGAATAAAGACGTGAACTTCATCCGTGAAGCCTTCCCATACCCGGCGGTTTCCGGCACACCGACGCACTACGCAATTTTCGACGACAATACGCTGATTCTCGGGCCTACACCCAACGCCGATTTAACTGCTGAGCTGCACTATTTTTACTACCCACAGTCTATTGTGGACGCGGGTACGTCGTGGCTTGGCGATAATTTTGATACTGTGCTGCTCTACGGGTCACTGGTCGAAGCCAACATGTACATCAAAGGTGAGGCGGACACTACGGCACTCTATCAAAAACAGTTTGACGAGTCTCTCGGAAAACTGAAAGTCCTCGGCGACGGGAAAAATCGTCAGGATGCTTACCGTTCTGGACAATTCCGGTCCCCTGTTATGTAAGGAGTTAAATCATGGCTATTACCCAAGCTCTATGCAATTCGTTCAAAACCGACATCCTCGGCGGTATTCAGGATTTGGACACCGACACCATCAAGATCGCGCTGTACACCTCGTCCGCGTCGCTTGATGCCAGCACCACGGCGTACACTACGTCTAACGAAGTGGCTTCGACGGGTAACTATTCTGCCGGCGGTAATACGCTGAGTGGTGCGTCTATCTCGTTAAGCGGCAGTACCGCGATTGTAGATTTTAGTGATACCACGTGGGCTAACGCCACGATCACGGCTCGTGGCGCGCTGATCTACAACAGCAGCAAGTCGGACAAAGCCATTGCGGTATTGGATTTTGGCAGCGACAAGACTTCGACCAACGGTGATTTCACCATTGTGTTCCCGGCTGCTACGGCCTCTGACGCCATTATCCGGATCGCCTAAGCGGTGCTTTAGTGGCATCGTCCAACGAATACACCGGGTGGGGTTCCGGTCCGTGGTCCCGTGGGTCATGGGGACTGGACCTTACAGAAGTATTTGTCGATGGCGTTTCTGCCACATCTAGTTTAGGCCAGTGTGCAGTAGCGGATAAGGCTACAGTCAACATTACTGGTGTCCAAGGCACGACGTACTTAGGCGAAGAGGCTGTCGTCGCCAAGGCGGTTGTTCCCGTTACAGGTGTTAGTGCAACGGGTTATGTGGGCACTGTCTCGGTATCTGGTAAAGCGGTTGTTGCTGTAACCGGTGTTCAAGGCACTACGTATTTAGGTGAAGAGACTGTAACTGCTAAGGCTACAGTCAACGTCACCGGCGTTAGCGCGACGGGTTACGTAGGTACCGTCGCTACATCTGGTAAAGCGGTTGTTGCTGTAACAGGTGTTCAAGGCGCGACGTATTTAGGTGAAGAGACTGTAGTTGCTAAAGCCGTTGTGTCCGCTACTGGCGTTAGTGCGACGGGTTATGTAGGTACCGTCGATACATCAGGTAAAGCGGTTGTTCCCGTTACAGGTGTTAGTGCAACGGGTTATGTGGGCACTGTCTCGGTATCTGGTAAAGCGGTTGTCCCCGTTACCGGCGTTAGTGCGACGGGTTATGTAGGCACCGTCACTACGATTACGAGCAATAGATTCAACGTCACAGGTGTTAGCGCAACAGGCTATGTAGGTTCTGTCAGTACGGCAGCTAGGGCGAATGTCTACCCGATAGGCGTTGCGGCTACAGGACGTGTCGGTAAGGTGTTGGTATGGGGCTTGATCGACGACAACCAGAACGCGAACTGGACAGGCATTGACGATAATCAGAACGCGAATTGGCAGCTTGTGCAGGACGGCAATACGGTTCAATGGGTAAAAGTTCCTACATAGGAGATGGAAATGATCAAGCTGAATGAAGCTAAAGAACTGGATGGTGGGTCGATTGATCCGCGCCATGAAGTGATTTCCGTATGCGCGAGTTGCGGATACGATCTTGACGAAAATGAATTGGCCAGTGATACTTGCTCCGATTGCGGGGCTGCGTTAAACTTGGCACAACACGTGCGTATTTACGCCACTTCCATCCCGGCGGCTGAAGGCCGCACGCTGGGTTAACAGGAGTACCTCATGCCTACTTCATACACCTCTAACCTGAAGCTGGCGCTGCCTGCTACCGGCGAACTCGACGGTACTTGGGGTACCGTCGTCAACGAAAACATTACGTCCATGATCGAAGAGGCGTTGACTGCGCTGGCTTCGGTATCTAGCTGGTCGTCTAACGCCGCGACGATCACTACGGCGAACGGCGTGACTTCGGCGGGTCGGGCCATGATGCTTGATCTGTCTGGCACGCTGACCGCTGCCGGCACGTTGACGGTGCCTACCGCCAACAAGATGTATATCGTCCGAAACGGTACGACGGGCGGCTACGCCGTTACCGTCAAGATGGCCTCCGGTACGGGCTTCTCCGTTCCTAATGGTGCAGTGCTGATCGTGTACTCAGATGGCACCAACGTCGTCCGCGTAGCGGGTGATGTAGTCGGTCCTGCATCTTCTACTGACAACGCCGTTGCTCGGTTTGATTTAACCACAGGCAAAATCATCCAGAACTCTGGGGTCATCATTGATGACTCCAATAACGTCACTGGTGTGGTCGGGCAGACTATGTCTGGCAACCTAACCTTCACAGGCACAGGCAATCGTATTACTGGTGACTTTAGTAATGGTACTGCAGCAAATAGGGTATCTGTCCAGTCAAGCACTACCAATGGAAATACTTTATTTAATCTGATACCAAACGGAACATCGACACAGTCTACATATTATGCTTGGAGTAGTTCAGATACAGCAAACGCTTCAGTCTTATTGATTGGGCAAGGTGCAGCCTCTTGTGGATTCAATTCAACAAAAGTAGGAACAGGTAGCTATACGCCAATGACCTTCTACACAGGCGGTTCGGAGAGGATGCGGATTGATACGAGCGGTAATGTCGGGATTGGGACGAGTTCGCCGGCGTACAGGCTCGATGTCGCAGCGGCAGACACCACTGCGGGCGTTGGCTATGCGGCGAGGATTCGTGCAAACGCAACCGCAGGAGCTGGCGCACTCCAGTTCACGGATGACCCTGTCTCGACGCAGTATGGTTTGATTTCTTTTGGCGTTAATGGTGCCGGAACTATTCAAGCCGATGGCGCTTCAAGCCACATTGCGCTTCGAACTAACGGCTTAGAACGCATGCGCATCGACTCCAGCGGTACATTACTTGTTGGTAAAACTAGTGATTCAACGACTACTGTTGGGACTGCTATTGGTGGTACAGGTGGTGCTAATTTTGTTGCAAGTACTGCAAGTCCGTCAAACGGTCCGCAAATTCAAGTAAACAACGTTGCGTCGAGTGTTGCTAACGGGTATAGATTTTACTCTTTCCGAATTAATGCTGGCGC